GTTTCACCGCATGGAACAGGAACGACGTAACAAAGAAGCATTTTTCAAGAAGTTGTCCGCCTGGGATGAACAGGGCAAGCGGCTCAAAACAGTTTATCCTTCATTCGATCTTAAAACAGAACTTAAGAATCAGAGGTTTGCTGAGCTCATCAATGTTCCCGGTCTATCGTTGAGAGACGCTTATGAGCTAATCCACCGAGACGAGATTATGACGGCAGGTATGCAGTATGCACAGCAGGTTGCCGAACAGAAACTCGTCAATAACATACGGGCCAATGGAGCAAGACCGGTTGAAAACGGTAATTCGGCTCAGAGTGCATCGTTAGTCAAGAGCGACGTGTCACAGCTCTCCAATGCGGATATGGATGAAATCAACCGCAGAGTCGCAAGAGGAGAGAAGATCACATTCGGGCGTTCTAAAAGAAAGTAGTCCGCAGTGATAAGATCTCCTTGAAATCAAAATAATTTTTAAAAAGGAGATTTATTATGTTCGAAACTAAAATCAATCTTCAGCTTTTTGCTGAACTCAACACCAATACTACTGCATCTCCCGGCCTTTCGGTGGAGAACAAGGAGTATTATGACAAGAACCTTATCAGAGAAGCACAGCCCAACTTGATTCACGACCAGTTTGGCCAGGAAAGGGATATCCCTAAGGGTAACGGTAAAAAGGTCGAATTCCGCAAGTTCGCATCTCTCCCCAAGGCTACTACCCCTCTTACCGAAGGTGTAACTCCTGACGGCAAGAGCCTCAATGTAACCGCGATCGAAGCAGAGGTATCTCAGTACGGTGACTATGTCACTCTTTCTGATATGCTTGATCTTACTGCTATTGACCCCGTTGTTCTTGAAATTGTTAAGGTTGTCGGTAATCAGGCGGGTCTTAGTCTTGATACTATCACTCGTAATATTTTGCAGAGCGGTAATAACGTATACTATTGCCCCAAGGCAGACGGTTCCGAGGTTACCAGCCGCGATGACCTTGATGACACCTGCTTGCTTACTGTTGACGTTGTAAAGAGCGTAGCAGCTATTCTTAAGGGTGTGAATGCTCCGAAAATCGATGGCGGTTACGTGGCAATCGTTCATCCTTACGTTGCAAAGGATATTATGTCGGATCCTTTGTGGATCGATGCATATAAGTACACCAATCCCGAGAACATTTATGAGGGCGAGATCGGCAAGATCGCAGGTGTACGATTTGTAGAGACCTCGGAGGCAATGATTTACCCCAACGGTGTATTTGGCTGCTTGTTCCTGGGTGCCAATGCATACGGTAAGACCAAGATCGAGGGCGGTGGCTTGCAGACCATTATTAAGCAGCTCGGCTCTGCCGGTACCGGGGACCCTCTTAATCAGAGAAGCACCGTCGGTTGGAAGGCAACTAAAACCGCTGAGATCCTTGTTGACCCTTATATGTGCCGCGTCGAATGCAAGTCTTCGATGTCTGACAAGGCTCTTGAAAACTAAAAACAATGAAACCAGGGAGGGAGAACTCCCTCCCTTACTTTAACTAAGGAGGCTATATAATGGCTGAAACAAAGAAGACCGCCGAAAATAAGGCGGTTAAAGAAAAAACAGTACACATCCGACTGCCCTTAACAAAAAAGGAAAAAGACGACGTTTTTGTGGGTATAAACGGTCGTAGATTCCAGATACAGCGAGGTAAAGACGTAGAAGTGCCCGTATCTGTTTATGAGGTGTTACAGCATCAAGAAGAGATGCTTAACATTGCTATGGAGTACGAGGCTCAGATGGCCGCCAAAGCTGAACAGTAATAAGAAAATAAAACAAAAGGGGCATTTTTATGTCCCTTTTTTTAGAATAAGGACGGTGAATTAAATGACAATTATTGAAGCGATCAATCTGATCGACACACTTAAACCGAATAATTACACACAGAAAGACAAGATACTGTGGCTTTCGACGCTTGACGGCATTATTAAAAAAGAAATTATAGATACTCATGAAAGAGCAGAGTCTGTGGTTTTTGACGGATACAATGCGGAAACGGCACCGAACACCGTCCTGCTTGTGCCTGCTCCGTATGATGAAGTGTATATTAAGTGGCTTGAGGCACAGATAGATTATAACAATGGAGAAACAGGTAAATATCAGAACAGTATGATTATGTTTAATACCGCTTATTCGGCGTTCGAACGGTATTACAACCGTGTTAATATGCCGAAAGGTACTAAATTTAAGTACTTTTAAGAAAGGAGAAAGGAAATGAAATTGCCGACTCTTAATGAAATCGCTATGCAAAGAAGTGTTATTGATGTTTTTGGCGGATATAACCACAATATGCGCATAAGTGACAGCGAGTTTTATGATATGAAAAACTTAACCTCTACATACTATCCCGTCCTTTCTCCTCGCGGAAAAAGGGGGACGTATAAAGAGGTTACGAGTCCGAGCGGAATGATAGCCAAAGATGCGTTGTGTTATGTAGATGGTTCGGAATTTGTGATGAACGAGTATCGGGTAGAGATGGGATTGAATGATGAGCCGAAGCAACTTGTATCGATGGGTGCTTATGTCGTTATCATGCCCGATAAAAAGTATATAAACACTAAGGATCTGACCGACTTCGGCAATATAGAAGCCGATGTCTCAACTCAAAGCGCTGTCACATTTTCTTTGTGTAAATTGGACGGCACAGATTATTCCAATGAGAATATAACAACAACCGAGCCTAATGAACCCGAAAACCTGGCATTGTGGATAGATACTTCGACTGTGCCTCATTCGTTAAAACAATGGTCGAAGAGCTCTAATATGTGGACAACCATAGCTACCACTTATATTAAAATATCCTCTCCCGGTATCGGCGCGGCTTTTCAAAAGTATGACGGTATTAACATTTCGGGGTTAAAGGACAAGGTCCTGCACGATAGTACTACAGGCAATGTCCTTGAGAACACAGATGACTTAGCGGCATTGGAAGGCACTGCCATCGTGTGGGAGAAGAGTGATGATTATATAGTCATTGTCGGTATGCTGGACATTACAAGAACTATAAGTGATTCAATCACCATTATTCGGAAAATGCCGATTATGGATTTTGTTATAGAAAGCGGTAACCGTCTTTGGGGTTGCAGATATGGTACAGATGCGAACGGCGAAACCGTTAACGAGATATATGCTTCAAAACTTGGTGATTTCAAAAATTGGAATTGCTATATGGGGTTGTCCACCGACAGTTATGTTGCGTCTGTGGGTACTGACGGAATTTTTACGGGTGCAATAACTCATCTGGGATACCCGTTGTTTTTCAAGGAAAATTATGTTCATAAGGTGTACGGTAATTACCCTGCGAATTTTTCTATACAGACTACAGCGTGCCGAGGAGTACAAAAGGATTGTTCAAAGAGCCTTGCCATTGTCAATGAAACGCTGTACTACAAAGCAAGATCGGGTATATGTGCTTATGATGGCTCATTGCCTGTAGAGGTATCCTCAGCCTTTGGTGACGCTGTTTACAGCGGTGCCGTGGCTGTTGCTCACGGAAACAAGTACTATGTTTCAATGAAGGATACAGACGATCACGGTAATATTTTTGTGTATGATACGCACAAAGGTATATGGCATAAGGAAGATGATATTGAGGTTAAAGAGTTTTGCTCGTGCCGAAATGAAATATATTACATTCCTCAAAACGAAAACAAGATAAAAACAGTATTCGGAACGGGTGTTGTCGATAAAGAACGTGTCAAGTGGATGGCTGAGACAGGAGCGATCGGCATATCTGCACCGGACAAAAAATACGTCTCACGATTGAATATCAGAATGTCGCTTGATGTGGGTACTAAAATATATTTTTATGCTCAGTACGACTCCTGCGGAGAATGGCACTTGCTGTCTTCAATGACGGGTACAAGTCTTCGAAGCTTCTCCGTTCCCGTAAGACCTAAACGGTGCGATCATTTCAGATTGCGGATAATTGGCGAGGGAGATGCAAAGATATATTCGATCGTTAAAACGTTAGAGCAGGGAAGTGATCTTTAATGAGTGTTGATATAAGACTTCCTAATATTACAGGCAGAACCGATGCGGAGCAGTTGCAACAGATAAAAAGCTATTTGTATCAGTTTGCAAGTCAGCTCCAATGGGCCTTCAGCACCGTGGAATCGGGTAACGGTTCGTCTACGAAGGTGTTGGAACAGAAGCAGATCGGGAATACACCGTCTGATGATCGTGATATAGCGAATTTTAATCAGCTTAAAAGCCTTATTATCAAGACCGCAGAAGTGGTTAATGTATACAGCGAAAAGTTGGAAAAACTTATCGACCTTGACGGTGAGTATTATGCCGAGAGCCCGTTCGGAACGTTTATCGAGAATACAAACAACAGAATAGATGCCACAGAAAAGGATGTTAAGCAATCTCTTGATAATTATCAGGCCATTTTTGACGAAAACGGCAACATTAAGGCTGAGCTTTTGGTTAACGGCCATATTTATTCGGGTATTATCGAATATGCAAAGAGCGGCGAGGCTATTGTGGGCATTGAAATAGGGCAGACGACCGACGTGAACGGCGTTCAAAAATTTAATAAATTCGCAAGATTCACGGCCGACAGACTATCCTTTTATGATGCCAACTCGATAGAGGTCGCATATATAAGCGATTATAAGTTGGTAATCACACAGGCTCATATTAAAGGTACGTTGGAGATGGGCTCATATTTTAAATTTGATACAACTAACGGTATTGCATTGATACCGGTATAAGGAGTGTGAGAAATGGCAAGCGGAATTATATATGGAACAACAAGCAATCAGACTTTGGAAAGTAAAATCGAATGGCGGTCTGTACCTGATGAAGTGACCAACAGTAGTGAAGTGATGGCTCTGCTTTATTACAGACGAAACAACACCTACACCG